TAATGTTATCAAGGCGGCTCAAAAGATGGCTGATGACCGTACTGTAGTCTTTGAACTTAGATCACACGACGACCCTATGAAGCTTCTAGACTACGTTAGGATGGCGGCTACAGTCTATGGTGTTGACTATGTATTTATCGACCACGTACAACGTCTAGCCTACCTATCTCAGGGAGGTGCTGATGGTGCTACTTCAATGCTAACAGCTATCGGTTCTCGTATGGCTCAGTTAGCTAAAGAATTAGACATTGGTGTTATCTTCATCTCACAAGTCAATGATGATGGGCGTACCAAGTATGCAGGTTCTCTTGAAGAAGAAGCTATTATATGTTTAAAGTTAGAGCGTGATACTGAGTCTGAGGACGAAGACATAAGGAACACAACTAACTTTATCGTTGATAAGAACAGACCTTTTAGTAGGTTAGGTAAAGCAGGTTCTATCTATTACGAACCAGAGACTACAATACTAGCAGAGGAGACTTTCAATGGTGTCTGATGATTATGATGACGATGACTATAATATAAGTGTAGACAACTTATACTCAAGTGTTGACTACTTTGACACTCTTAGTGATGAAGAGTTAGACCAGTATGACGATAGTAAAGAGATTTACTTTGAACAACTTGAGGCTCGTGTAAGTGTAGCAGAGAATCAGTTAGCTCACGCCCTTAAACACAAAGATGATCCAAATGTAATTGAGAGGTTGCAAGATGAATTAGAACTATTACTTATTGACTACTTTAACTTTGAACTTTAAGGAGACACTATGGCACGTATAGCATTCTGTGATATTGAAACTAACGCTATCGAACATCCAGATAAAATCTGGTTAGTTGGTGGTAAGATGCAAGATACTGGCGAAGTCTTTAAGTTCGAGAATATACATACAGACCCTATAGCAAGAAAGGAAGCTACTGAGTGGCATCAATCCCTTGACAAGATGGTTGGTCATAACTTTATACAGTATGATTTACCTATCCTTAACCAATGGTTAGACGCACCTCTTGACCCACGTAAAGTTATTGACACATTGATTGTATCCCGTACAGTTGATTATGACATAGCTATACCTACTGGTGGTAAAGGTCCACACTCTCTCAAGAGTTGGGGTATACGCCTAGGTGTTTACAAAGGTGACTACGACGACTTTACCAACTTCAATCAGGATATGATCGACTACTGGTATGGCGACCTTGACACTACTGAGGCTTTGTTCAATCACTTCAGTCCTATACTTTATGACAAAGACTGGGCTAAAGCAATGCGAGCTGAGCATGATGTACAGATTGAGTTAGTACGTAGTAAGTATCACGGCTTTCACTTTGACCATGAACTAGCACAGAGTTTACTAGACAGTGTACTAGTTGAGAAGGCTGAGCTTGAAGAACTATTTCAAGAAGACTTCCCACCTAAGTTACTTCCAGTCAACACTATCAAGTATCGTGAGAAGAAAGATGGTACGTTGTTTTCCAACGTCATCAATGCTAAGAAAAAGTATGCGGCTACTGATAGGCAAGGTGATGACCTTATCTGTTATGACTTTATTAGCTTCAACCCTGGGGCTTCCAAAGATCGTGTAGACGTGTTATGGGATGCAGGTTGGAAACCTTTTGAGAAGACTGCAACTCACAACAAGTTCAATAGACTTAAAGTAGGAGACCCTTATGGTAAGAAAATTACTAAGATGGATCAGGCATTCTATGACGAGAAGAAACAATCTCTTGAGCGTTATGGATACACAGTATCAGAAGACAACTTATCGACGTTACCTGATACAGCACCTAGGGGTGCTAAGTCACTTGCTCAGTGGCTTACGTTAGAAGGCCGTAGGTCTTCCCTAGTTGAGTGGATTAACCAAGTATGTGATGACAATCGTATACATGGTACTATCAATAATATTGGCGCATGGACAGGGCGTTGTGCACACAACAATCCAAACACCGCCAACATTGCTTCACCTTTTCATGGTACACCACGTAATGCAGTTGACGAGATCAAAGCTAAGTATGATCATCAATTACGTCAGTGCTGGACAGTTCCTGAGGGCAGTTACCTAGTGGGCTGTGACGCAGACGGTATCCAGTTACGAGTACTTGCTGATTACATGTGGCGACACTTTGACGCTGACATGTATGCCAAGGCTATCATGGAAGGTAAGAAAGAGAACGAGACAGACATTCACAATATGAACAAGAAAGCTTTAGGTATACCACACGCTACTCGTGATATGGCTAAGACATTCATATACGGATGGCTACTAGGCGCAGGAGTTGCCAAGACTGCTAGTATTATGCAGGTTGGTGTACAAGAAGCATCGGCGGCTATGAAACGCTTCGAGCAAAGAATTGACGGTTTGTCGCCTCTCAAGAAACGTATGGTTCCCTACATCGCTGATAAAGGGTACTTTACAGGTTACGATGGTCGTAAGGTTATCGTACCTAATGAGCACAAGACTCTAGCAGGTATACTACAATCTGGTGAGTCTATTCTAATGAAGTACACTCTTCTCAACTTTCACAAGAAAGCTAGAGCAGAAGGTATTAACTTTAAGATGTGTGCTTTTGTGCATGATGAATACCAAGTAGAAGTTATAGGCACTCGTGATGAGGCTGAACATCTAGGTAAACTGATTGCTACTACTATGTCGGAAACTGGTGTTGAGCTAGGTTTCAAGATACCAACCCCAGGTTCTTACGATATAGGAAAATCGTGGTATGATACACATTGACCTGTTGACATATCACTAAATTTCTGGTATAATTGCAGAACAACAACAAAGCTATAGGAGATAAAATATGGCGACTAAAACAATAGAACTAACAGGTATCTTAGAATGGGCTAAACTATTTGAAGGTAACAGAGACAACGGTGAGTACGACACAGAAACAGATGGTGCTACAACTGTTGATATTATAATGGACGATGCTACGTTCAAGATGATGAAAGACTCTGGTGTACGAAAACAGGGTAAGCCTGACCCAGACGGACGCGGCACTCGTGTCAAGTTTAAACGCCCTTGGAAAGATAAGTTTGATCGTGAGTGGGCGGCAGGTGCACCAAAGGTATTCAATGCAAGTGGTGACGCTTGGACAGATGCTGACGGTATGATTGGCAACGGCTCAGTAGGTGTTGTGTACGTTGATGTATACGATACTAAAATGGGCGTAGGTTCTCGACTAAGTGGTGTTCAAGTTATTGATCATGTAGTCTTTGAATCCGACGGTGGTGGAGTATCATCGGGCATTCAACCTAAGAACTACGCTAATGCAACACCAAGTCCTTCTTCTAAACCTAGTAAGGCAACTCCAGGGGATATTCCATTCTGAGAGCAAGGCCCTCGCTAATTACTTGGAGGGGCGCACTTGCGCCCTTTCTCACCTCTAACAGAAGGAAATACAATGGCTAAACAAATAGCTACACTTGTACAAGATATGGAGAGCGTGATATTTGGCAACAAAGGTTGGGATAGTACAATAGGTCAACTGGTTGGAGACAACATAGCACAGATGGCCTCTGATAGATTTAAAGCCCCACAAGAACCTAGGGGTTACTTATCTATGTCGTCACTAGGTACACCATGCTCACGTAAACTATGGTACAAGATTAATCAAACAGATAAGGCAGAAGCCTTAGGAGCCAACGCACTGCTCAAGTTCTTTTATGGAGATATGATTGAGGAACTTGCTTTAGGTATCGCACAGCAAGCAGGACACGAAGTTGTTGGTCAACAAGACAAGATGGATGCACATGGTATCAGAGGTAGACGAGACTGTGTAATTGATGGTATGACTGTTGATGTCAAGTCTGCATCTCCTTACTCTTTTAAGAAGTTCAAAGAAGGTAACTTAAGGGAACAAGACCCATTCGGTTACATCTCTCAACTATCTTCATATGTCTATGCGGCTAAAGATGACCCATTAGTTACTAACAAAACTCATGGTGCATTCTTAGTTATAGACAAAGTAAATGGATATATATGTTTAGACATGTATGACTTTACTGAGGAGCTTAAGACTAAAGAAGAAGAGATAAAAGCAATTAAAGTTATGGTAAAGAATAAAGTACCACCTACTCGTGCTTACAAAGATGAGCCACAGAGTAAAACATCTCCTAATAAGAAATTATGTATGGAGTGTTCTTACTGTGAATTCAAGAAGGCTTGTTGGCCGGGATTACGTAAGTTTGCTTACTCATACGGACCTCAGTACTTGACTAAGGTTAAGAAAGAACTCAAGGTAACTGAAGTGGAGAATTTCTAATGGCTAAACGTACTAGGTTTCACGGTATTGCAGAAGGTTACAGGTCTGGCTTAGAAGAATCTACGGCTACTGACCTTGCTGAACGTGGTGTCGGTTTTACATACGAAGAGACTAAAATCAAGTGGACAGACTTAAAGGTGAGAAGCTATACACCTGACTTCGTTCTATAGAATGGTATCATCATTGAAACTAAA